TTTGGAAAATACCTAAGTCAGAACACACTTTGACATACATACCGAGCGGACAGCAAATTCTTTTTAGAGGACTTGATGACCCTCAATCCATTACATCAGTTACATCATCAACTGGATACTTGTGCTGGGTATGGATAGAAGAGGCTTTTCAGGTTACTAGTGAAGATGATTTCAACAAGATAGACCTTTCCATAAGAGGAGAGCTTCCTGCTCCGTTGTTTAAGCAGTTTACTCTCACTTTTAACCCTTGGTCAGACAAATCGTGGTTAAAGAGAAGATTCTTTGATAATCCAGATGAAGACACGTTTGTTATGACGACTAACTATATGGTGAATGAGTTTTTGGGTTCTGATGACATTAAAATGTTCGAAAAGATGAAAGAGATGAACCCAAGACGTTATCAAATAGAAGGACTTGGCGAATGGGGCATTGCAGAAGGTCTCATTTATGAGAACTGGGAAATTAAGGACTTTGACATTGAGGAGTTGCTGTTTGAACGTGGTAGAGAACGTGATATAAGAGGATTGCCGAACTTTGTTTCCTGCAATGGTATGGACTTCGGATACAATGACCCAACTGCTTTCGTTGGTGCCTATGCAGACAAAAAGCGTTATGAAATCTACATTTATTATGAATTCTATGCTACAACTATGGAAAACAGGAAGATTGCTAACACGCTTATTACAGCTGGTTTTGGCAAATCAATGATAAGAGCGGATTCAGAAGATCCGAGAACAATAAATGAATTGAGGCTTTTGGGTCTCAGCGGAATAAAAGGGGCTAGAAAAGGAACTGGTTCTGTTAACGGAGGAATTCAGAAACTGCAAGATTACAAAATCATTGTTCATCCAAAGTGCCCTCACACAGTTGAAGCTCTTTCCAACTACGCTTGGAAGAAGGACAGGAACACAGATAAGATTATGAATGAGCCAGAACATGATTTTTCTCATATTCCAGATGCTTTGAGATACGGATGTGAGGATTTAAGGAAGTTTGGTGTGCAGGTTTAAGAAGGAGAAAGCGCATGACTAATGAAAAAATTGCTGGAATAACAGTTTTTGATCCAAGTCTTACTAATGCTCAAATAACTGAAATTATTGTCAAAAACTTCAAAAATTCAAAAGAAATTGAAGATATGAAGCTTGCTGACAAGTATTATGATGGTGAAAATGTTGAAATTGAAAGCAAAACAAGAGATTACTACAACAAGGAAGGAAAGGCACTTAAAAATCCAGCCGCAAGCAACTGCAGGCTAAAGTCTAAGTTTTTAAGAACGCTTGTACAGCAAAAGCAAGACTATGGATTTGCTAAGACTTTTGTTGTTAAAGTTTCTACAGACAATGAAACAGAAGTTGACTTGAAGGCGGATGGTTCTTATGGAAAAGCCTGGAAAGACTTTTGCGATGGTGAGCTTTTTAAGCAATCTTACACAGTAGCAGGTCAGGCAGTGAATCATGGTAAAGGCTGGGATTATATCTGGATTGATGAAGATAAGAAGTTCCGAATAAAGGATGTTCCAGGTACTTTGGTCTATCCAGTCTGGACTGACAGGAGACACACAAAGCTGGATAAGCTTGTTTACAATTTCTATGTTGAGTCCTATGGTTCTGAAAATCCCAAGACCACAGAATACGCAGAATACTGGGACAATGAACATCGCATGTTGTACAACGTGGATAACGGTTATGAAAAAGTCAACACTGTTGTTGACAATGAAGGTAATCCAATAGACACGCACATGTTTAAAGACAACGGAGAAGGTGTTTCCTGGGGAAGAATTCCGTTTGTTTGCCTAAAGGGTAATGATGATGAAAAAACACTCCTTTCATTTATTAAGGAGCAAATAGATGCGTATGACCTTCTTGATTCCAGGTCTGCTGACGGACTTCTTGATGACCTTGACCCAATTCTTGTTTTCAAAGGTGTTTCTCCAGACGTGGAAGATATAATTGAAGCCAGAGAGCTTGTTAAAATGACAAGGACTATGAGTCTTGATGCTGATGGTGATGCTCATTACGTGCAAGCGCAAACTCAAATTGATGCTTACCAAAAGAAAATGGAAGGGCTTAGAAGAGACATAATTAAGTTTGGATATGGTGTTGATTATGAAGATCTCAGATTCAACGGTAATCCAAATCAGATGGTTGTTAAATCACTGTATCAGAATCTTGATGGATACATGGATGGACTTGAGCGTCAGTTCCAGAACATGGTAGACAACATCAAGTATTTCTTCGACAAATGGTGGGAGTTCACAGGACAAGGCACTTTTGAAGAAGCTCAAAAGTACAAAGTTCTCGTTAAGCTGGACCGTTCAATGATGATTAATCTTTCACAGCTTATCGAAGATACTGCAAAGCTTAAAGAGACTGGAGTTTCTCAGAGAACTGTTAATGAATTTAACCCAGTTGTGCAGGATGTTGACATTGAAGAAGAAAGAGTCAAGGAAGAACGTGAGGAGATGCAGGAACAGGATTTGTTTAGTTTCCCGGAACAAGGGAATGAAAATAATCAAAATCAGGAGGAAGCTTAAATGGATGAATTGATTAAGCTAGCTGTAAGCAAAATGAGCGGATGGGATTTCATCATCGCACTCGGAATTGTCCTTTTCGATGAATATCCTATTAAGACATGGATTTTCAAAGGAGCAGAGAAGTTTAAGAAACTTTTCAAGTTCTTGCCGATTGCTCTTGGTGCTATCGTCTATCTTGTTATCGCCCTTATCACCAAACAGCCATGGTATTTGGGATTGCTTCATGGTGCGATAGTTGGATTCGCTTCCATGGGATGTTACGATGCCATCCTTAAAAGGGGAAAGAATGAAATTTCATCGGATGTGACTAATCTTAGCAAGGCGATTGAGGAAGAGATGAAGAAATGAAAGAAATAATTATTGTTGCCGTTTGCGGAATGATAGCGGCACTTCTCATCTTCTGGGGAATTAAGACGGGCAGTATCCAAAAGGTACTGCTTGGTCTTCTTTCTGCTTTAAGTGCAGTTGCAGTTTGTCTTTTCAAATCAAATCGTGAGAAAAAGGAAGAGCTGAAAAAGAAAGAAGCTGAAATTGAAGCTAGAAAGAAAGAAACAGCTCTTCAAAAGGAAGTAATGAACACTCACATTGAATCACAAAAGAAGGTTGAAGAAGTGAAAGCAGAAGCGCAAAGTGAGCAAAAGAAAGCAGAGGAGAAGATAAATGAAGCTAAGAAAGCTGAAGATCCAGTTCAAGCTAGCATTGATGCTGGTAATGATATTATCAGTTCTTTTAATCAGCTGTAAAACGGCAGAACAACAGTCAGACGTTAAAAGCATTGAAATACCAGTTCTTGACGTGAGCGTTGATAAGCCTGTTTTAACGGCAATTCCCAGTTTAGATACTAGTTATATGTCTGAGGAACAGAAAATGGCGCTGTCAAGCGTTTTAGCCGCTTACAATCAAAATTTAGCTAGTCTTGCAAGTTACGCTAACGAATTGCTGGCAATGCAGGACATAATCATAGATTATTATATCTCAATCATAAAGGCAGTTCAGTAAGACTGCTTTTATTTTTGATTATTTTTTAAAAAGTACTTTACACAAATTAAAAAATACCTTATAATTCAAGTGTCAGTTAAGAAAGGAGATAAGAAATGGTAATGGCATTTTCAAGCAAAGAGGAGCTCAAAGCTTTTCTCAAAAGGATTCCGCATTCTGAAACCTTTCTCAGAATCGCAAAAGAAGATGGAGACAAGTTTCTCACTTCAATAGGGTTTGTGAAGCGGAAGCAACCGAGGAAAGAAGACAACACAAAGTACACTGGTAAAGAGTTTTGTGAAATGATTGGCAAAGAGCACAAGAGGATTGTAGCGAACATAGGAGGTAATCACACCGTAGCAATCATCAAGGGTCAGGTATGGGACACTTGGAACAGCACTGAGAAAACCATTGGAAACTACTGGGAATATCACGTTTAAAGGAGGAACGAAAAGAATGGAAAAAGCAATCAAAGGATTGATTAGGGATTATGAAAAGAGTGACAGCTTTTGACTTCAAGGGCAGACTGATAAAAACATACAGCTCATTGACTGACTGCGCAAAAGACTTGAACCTTCACCTCAGCACAGTGAGAAAGCTGATTAAGAACGGTAAGGCGCTAAAGCGAAACGGTATGACTTTTGATGAGGAGATAAAGCAATGAACGAAAACAAAGTTAAGGCAAGAATCGCTTATTTGATGAAAGAGGCAAAGCAAAGGATTAATGAAGCAGAAAAAGCTAAGGACAGAGAACTAAAGATGTACTATGACGGTTCACTGTACGCAACAAGAATGATGGCTTTGGCTATGGACTGTGATGTAGAAGAAAATGAGAACACAATAACAGTAAAGGATAAGACTGGGATAAAAGGTGATTACTGGAAAGAAGTGCTTAGAATAAACAACGGATGAATGTGAAAAAAGATATGATGAAAACATTGTGATAAACATAAGAAACAACAGGGTCTGAGATAGATGCGTGGTGAAATAACCACATATCATAAATCTATGAATAATATACTCACATATATGATAATATATTCGTATATTATTCATATGATTTATGGGGCTGGTCTTGGTGTCATGCAGAGAAAATGCCATTCTCAGCCATAAAACCAACCAGAGAAAAACAAATATTGACTGCATAATCACATCATAAATCAAATAAATATAGAAAAAACAAAGAAAAGGCTCCGTAGGAAAATCAAATCTGTGCATAAACTTTGCATATCAGGGGATGATGGTACTGATTTACCTGTACAGCACACAGCAGGACAACCTCTTCAAAGATAATCAGACAATTGTTCTCTTCATAATGATATCCTGCTTGCAACGTGTTCAAGATTAGAGTGGTAAAACTGTACCTGAAGAAGAAAAGAAGCCAGCAGTGACATGATTTGAACAGGTAGAGAATAAACAGGACGGGTGCTGGACAAACATAAGCTTAACTGGTTTGAAAAGAAGAAGGGTGATACCTAACTCAGATTAGGGGACCCGACGGTGACAGCAGAATACGTGACTCCGTTTCTTTAGTATAGTACTTTTTATTTTTGATTAGCATTATGATAAATACTTAAATTAAAGTATTTTCTTCTTTATGTTTTTATTGTTTTCAAGTTAAACTGTGGGAAGAGAAAGAATTGAATATCTGAACTTGAAATCATCTATTGTCTTAGGTTCATTTCCCTTACCGAATGCTCTAGTAAGATTAATTCTCATACATGAAAAATATTCATCAGAAATCTTACATTCATAATAAACAGTACTGTCTTTCTCATAAATCTTCCCATTGTCACGAGAATTCACAATAATTGTTATGATATCTCTTTTCTTCACTGGTACTTCTAATGTAGCCTTAGCCATCATTCATCACCTTATCTATTATCGGAAAAAGAAACTTCTCAATGCGATTAACCTCACACATGTATCCACTAATACCAAAATGATCAGGAATAACAACATAGCCATGTTTATCTGCTTTAGATTTGAGCTCTTCACTTATTCTTTTCTTTAGTTCTTCCTTACCCATATATTTCTCCTTTCTTCTCTACTTTCAATTGTTCAGCATAATCATCGTAGAAGTTACAAGTCTTAATTGACGGATTGTCCCTGTTGCACTCGTCCTTGTTGGTGCAACTGATGCAAATGTTAGTGTTATAGGTACAACCGAAGGCTTCCTCTGCCTCGGCTTTTTCTTCTCTTATAGTTGAGATGGCTTTCTCGTTGGCTTCCTCAAATGTCATTTTTTCCTCCTTTTCAAAACTCCAAAAACTCACAGCAGTGCGGACTTACAGTATAGACTCTTTCATCATAGACAATCTTAAGCATCGGACAATTATGTGTGTATAGCATTATCTCTGCCATCAATTCTGTATTAGCGGGGATGTATCTCTTATGAGGATCTGGGTAGTCTATCCAGTCATCATCACTTGTCTCTTTAACTGTTTTCACCTTTATTTTCATATTCTTGCTTTTCAAGAGACGGATATCAAACGTGTATGCTCTATGTGCAAAGTTTATTGTAATGTTTGTGTTAAGCACTATGTTGTTCTCCTTTACCTATGCCAGTTTACGTTCTTAACTCTGCTCTTATCTTTGTCAGTCTTGAACAGAACTCCCTCTGAGTCAATACAGTATGCCGAATATCTGTCTTGCCCATGCTGTGCGTAAGCCTTGCGTTTCCAGTAGCCAATAGAGCATTGGCAAAACCTTCATTCTTTGCCAATTCCGCATATGCCCTGTCAAGAAGTTCTTGATATTCTTCACTGTCTCTCTTGTATTCTACACCTTGCCAGTATAAAGTCTGCGTTTTCCACCAAGTCTTGTGTTTTCCTTTCATCTTTGCTTTTATGCCTACAAGCTGGCAGACCGATTTCTGCATTTCTATGTTCTTGAATTTCAAAGATTGGAGGAATCCTTCCATAGAAGCACACTCCACGCCGTCAATCATAAAAGGATGTGGAGCAAAATTGCTTAAAGAACAAGATGGATATTTTAAACTACCTATGTCCATGTTTTTTTCTCCTCAATCTTCTGTACTAGCCATCCACAGTATCATCACTGCGAAGAAAATAACTGCAATAATGGGAGTAATACACCATGCAGTCATTCCTTTGCCTTCAGTCCTGTTGTCGTGTATGTCCTTACCTCAACGATATCCTGACCCTCCAAGTTTTCCCTCGCACAATGCCAGTTCTCACCAAGCACATAGAAAGTGCATCCTGTGGTGGCAAGGTACGGGCAGGTGTCGCATCTGTCTGTCATTCGCTTGCCTCCAGTACAGTAGGTTGCTTCTCGATGAAGTCAATAATCTCACCAAGCGTAACAGGTACTCGATTGTCCGCCTTGGCGTTGAGCCACCTCAGTATAGCATTGGCATCCTTGAGGTCTCCGTGCCTGTCGGGGATCTCTCCGATGATTGGGCAATCGGGATGCCGTACTTCGTTTACTATATTTTTCCATTCTTCGTATCCTTCATTACTTTCGGTAATCGGACAGTTCGTTTCCAAGTCTCTATCACAATACCAACAACACGTTGGCATTTCTCCTTTAATTATCAGTGCCATTGTTTGCCTCCACGATGGTAGGTGCATCATCAATAATCCGTCCGAAT